CAAGAAAGTTGCAAAGCCAGTTAATATATCTGGTGTAGTAACTAGATCTAAAATTAATGAGAAAAGTATTAAATTACTTGAATTACAAATAGAAGAAATTAAACAATCTTCTAATCCATTAGGCGGTTAAAAAGTTGGGTAATTACTTGGGTTGGATTTGGGTTTTTATGGTGTTGCGTGTTAGAAACATCATTTAAAAACAATGCTTATTTAACAACCATTTTGGTAATTAAATTTTCTCTAATGGTGGTTGTTTGTGTTGATAGGTAATACTAATAATCAATTTAAAAAGCGGTTTTCTAAACCGAGGGTCGGTGGTTCGAGTCCACCAGAGTGCACCAATAGCAACACTTTTAGTGCATCACACTTCTAAATTTAGTAACTTGGGTTGGATTTGGGTTGGAATTCCAAAATTTTGATTAAAAAAATGATTCTAAAAGGGAGCTATAAACTCCCTTTAATTTTTCTTGTTAAGCAGTTTTTCTTAAATTAATCCATTGTGGATCTTTGTCTGCAACTGGATCTTTAAAGGTATTTTCGCCAGCTAACTCTCTATTTAATTTAGGCATTAATGGAGCATAGAGCCTCTGTAGCTTACGTTCTTCTCTAACATTAGCCTCTATCTCTCTAAACTTCCTTTGAACCATATCTTGCTTAAATAAAGGTATGGAATAGAACATTTCTTCTGGCTTTCCACTATATAGTAAATTTATATCCCAGCCTTGTTCTTTGGCTAAAACAAACAATTTATCAGAAGCAATACCATTTTGAGCTTTTTCGTATTTTTGGATTTGCTGAAAACTTACTTTTAATGCCTTGCTTAATCTACTTTGTGTTTTGCCAGATATTGTTCTTAATAAAAACATTACCTTTGCTATACGTTCTTTTTCTTGTAGTGCATCCATAGCCTATCCTTTTGTTTGTAGGTTGTTTGCAGTTTTTCTTTTTTCTCATTCAAATTTGTAAATTAATTTATTGCTATTAAATTGTTAATCAATTTTTTTCTATCTTGTTTATTTCTATTTAGATCACGTCTGTAATGGCCAACAAAAGTTTTTTTACTTTTCCAACCATATCTTTTAATAAATTGTTCTTCAGTTAAAAGCTCCGTATCATCCGCAGCTGAACTACTAAACTTTCTAAATCCAGAAAATGCACCTTGCCATTCAATACCTATTTCTTTTACAGATCTTTTTAAAATGTCTGCTGCGTGTGATTTAGTAAAAGGAAATATTCTTTTGTATTTTAAATGAGTTTTTGGCAATCTTTGATGGATCATCCATTGGTCTAGCAACCTAGATAAGTCATTGCTAATCTCAACTTTTCTTTTTCTACCACCATTTTTTAAAGTGCCTGGTCTAAACTCATTTTTAGAACCTAAAGAGTTTCTAACATAAACAATCTCACTATCTAATTCATCGTCAAAAAATTTATCATCATAACACCAACCTAAAATCTCACTTAAAGAACAACCCGTTTCTGCTGCACCATAATATAAAGTTTTAAGACAAAGATTTTTTTCTGATTTTATAAGATTAAAAACGTCATTAGTGTTTGGAACCCAATCTTCTTTTTCAGCTGGTTTTAAATTTTTATTTCTATAGGCTAAAACTCTATTATCAATTACCCAATCATTATTACCACAAAACACAACAAACTTTTTAAATTCTGCTATAGCTTTTTTTATAGTATTTTTATCAATAGTTATTAATTTACCATTCTCATCATAATTTTTATTTCTTACAATTTCCCATTGGCTATCAATCTTAACCCATTGTGCGGGTAAACTTTCAATAATTTTATTATAAAGACAAATACTTTTATCATTTTCATCTACAGCACCTTTAAAATCTATATATTTAAAATCAGCTAAATAAGTTTTATGGATATATGGCTCTACGTGAATTTTTAAAAGACTAATATATCCAGCTCCAGTAGATGCTAAAATACTTTTATCATTTTCTACAGACGCATAATATTTTTTAAAAGCATATTTGAACTCTACTTTATTAGAAGCTCTTTTTTCTTTATCTTGTATATTTAATTTTTTATATAAATCTTCTTTTGATAAACCTTGATAATATTCTTTAGATTTTTTAGCTTTAAGTTTTTCATTAAGATCAAAACTATCTGCGGTGTGAGTAACATTTTCAATAGTACAATAAACTTTTAATTTTTTACCATTTTTACTAATTCGAAATTCCATAGATTAAGCAGCCTCCTTTATTAATTTTAATGTTTTGATTATTTCTTTTTTTAGATAAGAAATTTGCTCATCTTTTTTTTCTGGAAGAATTACAGTTATACTTCTGTTAGTTGTAGTACAAAGAACATCCAAAATATTTTCTAATACTAATTGGTTATCCATTAAGCAGCCTCTTTGGTTTGTGTTTTAATCATACAATATATATAGTTGTCTCTTTGGCAATGTCAACCAACTTGGTAAGATTTATTTATTATTGGTAATAGGGTAATTATGTTTGCCAATCTGGTATATTGATTTAGGCGTAGGGAAGGTGTCTGAATTTAATCAGTTTAGAGTGTTTCTAAAGTAAAATAATTAGGCTTCTATTTTACTTAGTTGATCTTGCAATCCTATAACAGCAATCAATTTTGAGTGAGCTGTCTTACTTATAGACGCAATTTCTGGAGGATACTTTCCCCCGTTTTTAACTTTAAGTCTCGTTATCTTTGCGTTCAGAGACTTTCGTTCCTTCTCGATCAACTGGATTTTTTGTTCCAGATGTTGGTAATGGTTTATCATCACTTACCTCTTTTATTCTAGCGAACTCAAAGCTGACAGTTTTTCCATCAACTTCAAAAGAAGCTGCATCGCTAGGTACCATTTGGTTTGCAGCATCAGCAACAGAAGTAAAAATTTCACTAGCAGTAAAGTTAGCACTTCCGTTCCAGAATTTTTCAATCCTTTTACTCATTTGAATAATCTCTTTCTAAAATAATTTTTAAATAATGAATAGCTTTTTTAATATCTTCAGCTTTATTTTTTTTTTGATGTCGACATACATATTTTACAACATTTCCTTCAGCAAACAATAGTTTATTCTCACTAATAAAATATGCGGGTTCAACTTTCATATTTTTATAATGATCGCTGCCAATTTGTTCAGCTAAACATTCGTAATTAAATTCTTTAAATATATCTGTGTGTGTCATCACTTTAATATTTGAATGCTTCTTGCTTTTCCTGGTAATTTTTTGATCCATTTCCTATCTTCTAATTGGCTAACATATTTATTAATTGAGTTCTTTGATTTTAAATGTACCGCCACCCTCATTTCGTCATAAGATGGCGACACAGTATTTTTTGCAATATAGCTTTTAATAAACTTAAAAAGTTTTAGTTGTTTTTGAGTTAAGCCATATTGTTCCATAAGTTATCTAAAAGGGGATTTCTTCTCTATTAGCGTCTGGAGCTGTAGCAATAGTGCTAGCTGTTCCCGTTCCCGTTTTTTTGATAGTAATCTTTAAAGATTTATCTTCCTGGATATAAGCAGACGCTTCCATCCATACACCATCAATAGTGAAGTTCTTTCTATAAGGCTTCATTGTCTTTGGGTTTACTTTATCACTATCCGATAAAACTAGATCGGGTCTATTCTTAGTAGCTTCGTCTCCAGCTATCTTATCTGCGTTTCTTTTCAAACTAAATGTAGACACCCAGTTTGGATCTTGTGGTTTCTTAAAATCAGCCATATATATTTTCCTTTTATGTTAATTGCTGTCGTCTATTTAAGAAGGCAGTTTTTACTTCTTCATACCTTGCTAAATTTTGTGTTTTAAGTTTAGTTAAAAATTCTTTATTTTGACTTCCTAGTTCCTCTAAATTTGCTTTATGAGTACACGTCTTAATTCTTTCTTTAATAATATCTGCGTGATCTAACTTGATACCCGTGTTGGCATTATTGTTTTGTTTTACATTTGGCATTTCTTGATCCGAATAAACTTCTCCATGAATACCCAATGCTTTTAAAATAGATCTATCGACAGCTCTTTTTTCTGCAATCGCTACTGGATAATCAAATTGATTATTTTTAGGAGAGGCTTCTCCAAGTGAGGTAAATCTTCGAGTTTTATGTAGCGCAACTGCTTTAACTACAGCTACCTCTTTATCTAAATTACAATGAACCAAATCTATATTGGTTTCTATGTTATAATGCTGCGCCAATCCTTCTACTTCTAAATGTTTTATAATCCATTTCCCAGGTTTGAACTCCCACATACCACCATCTTTTTTGATTTTTTGTAAATAGGTTTCTAGTGAAATTAAGTTTATGACGTTACCCATGATAAACCTTTTTTTTAATACCCAGAGTTTGAATGAAGGTAAAAGAATACTGCTGTATTAAAACCTCATCACGCATCGCTGCATGATTACTCTGGGTATATTTAACAAAGCTAACTGCCAAGATAGACAAGGCTATAATTACAACAAGGAGCAAACCTTTATAATTATTTTTCTTTGCTAAATTCTTTTTCAACATCCATTGCTGCACATTTAAAACTGATATGTCTTGTCTCAATTTAACCCCCATAATTTCATTGCAATATCTCTATGCTCTCCCATGTTCTTCCAAAAGAAGTGGCCAAAGTCGGGAGCAATATCTTGATGCCAAGTAGTCTTACCCGCATGATTTGCCATTACTCGTTCTCTACGTTTAGCTGTCATGGTTAATTTGTTAAGACGTTTGCGCAAGTTTTCTGGTTTTAAATCCTCGCAATTTTCTGGGGTAAAAATTTTATAATCTTCTTCATTCATTACGAACAAGTGTGGTTTCTTTTTTTCTTCACAAGCAAAGTAATAGAACGCCACCTGGCTAACGTGTTCTTCCCATCCCATGTAACCCTCATCTAGTTTAGGTAATGAATAATTTGAAGTACCATCTTTTCTTGGTCTATTTTTCTTTCTGTGTTTTGTTTTCATTTCTACAAAATTCTCTGCATCCTCAAAATCTATTCTTCCGATCGTAGGTAACACGCAGCCATCTAAAGTTAATGAAACATATCTTTCACACTCAATAGGGGAGGTTAAATTAATTTCTCTTATGCCTTTTTTTAATGTTTCAAATGATATTGCTAAACCTAATCTAGCTTGATCGTGTTGAGCTTTATCCGCTTCATCCGCTGGCTCATACGCATTAAATTTTTCTAAAATTTTATCAAAGATTTTTCTTTGGGGTAGGATCTCTGTTTTAACTAAACCTTTACCAACTTTAGTTTCCCATAAGTATTTGCCAAATTTTAAAATACCCAT